ACAACCATGAATACGAATACGAATACTGATTTCATCATCCACGAACCGGCGGAAAGCTACCATTTCCGCAGCCGCAGCGGCGAATACATGTCGAGCCATCTTCTGGCCGACTTCCGCGAGAGCCCCGCGCTCTACTACAAGGAAATCTCCGGGCAGATCGACCCGAAAGAATCCGCCGCTTTCACCCTTGGCCGCGCCGCGCACTCCCTGATCCTTGAAGGCCGCCACGCCTTTGACCGCGACTACATCGTCTGCAACGGCCCCGTCAACCCCCGGACTGGCGAGCCCTTCGGCAAGACCACCAAGGCCTACGCCGACTGGCTGGCGGAACAAGACCGCGAGGTCATCTCGGAAAAGGATTTCAGCTTCATCATGAAGCTTCAGGCGGCTGTCTGCGTCCACCCCGAAGCGGTGAAGCTCCTCGCGAACGGCGAGGCCGAAGGCGTTGCCCGGGCCTGCTGCAACGGAGTTCCGTGCCAGATCAGGATGGACTGGTTCAACCCGGACTACGGCCTTGTTGACCTCAAGACCTGCGACAGCCTCCGCTGGTTCGAGTCCGACTGCCGCCGCTACGGCTACATCCACCAGATGGCGTTCTACCGCATGGTTCTCCGCGCCGTCACCGGCACGACCTTCCCGGTCTACATGATCGCAGTCGAGAAGAACGAGCCGTTCTCCGCTGGCGTCTGGAAGCTGACCGACGAAGTCCTCGACCTCGCCGAGAAGACGAACAAGGCCGCATTGAACCGCTACCGCGAGTGCGACAACTCCGGCATCTGGCCGACCGGCTTCGAAGGAATCCGCATCATCGACACCCTTTAATTCCCTTCAATACAAAACCAAACAAAGCAAAGGAGAAATCCACCATGAACAAAATCGCTACCCCCAAAATCGTCGTCAAGCTCGTCACCGTCAGCCCCGAAATGGCTCTCGAAATGCTTGAGAAGAACACCATGAACCGGAACATCGATCAGAAGCGCGTCGACCAGTACGCCCAGGACATGAGATGCGGACGCTGGCAGATGAACGGCACGACCATCGTCTTCGCCGATGACGGAACCCTGCTTGACGGTCAGCACAGACTCTGGGCTGTCGTCGAAGCCAAGATTTCGGTTCCGCTCCTCATCGTCTACAACGCGGACAAAGACAGCATCGTCACGTTTGACATCGGCAAGACCCGCACGGCGAGCAACATCATGCAGATCGAACGGTCCGCGCACTCCGTCACAGCGGCGACGCTGACGAAGCTCCTCTGGCTTCACGACTTCGTTGACGGCAACCTCGCCCCCAAGACCTGCCAGAGGGATGTCAGCAACAACGATCTCCGCGATTTCTACAACGAACGCAAGGACATGATCGAACTGGCTGCCGACGTTGCCGAACACGGCGGACACCACTTCGTGAAGTCCCACATGGCGCTCGCCTACTGCGTCATCGGCAAGAACACCGCCTACCGCTACAAGCTGAAAGCCTTCTTCGACACGCTCAAGACCGGCTCCGATATCGGCATGAAACACCCGATCATGACTCTCCGCAACAGACTGTTTGAAAACCGTCTTGGCGTCCGGTCTCTCTCCGTTCAGGAAACCCTCGCCGCCTACATCCGCGTCTGGAACGCCTACGTCCGCGGCAGCGACCTGACCGTCATCCGCTGGAACGCAACCGAACCGATTCCTGAGGTGCTCTAATGGACAACATCACTGAGAAATTCGACAAATACCTTTTTGTCACGCAAGACACATCCACGATGGCAAACCCGCTGGAAATCAAAACCGCATCTCCGTTCAAGGATCTGTTCCCCGTCAAGCAGAACGACCTGGAGCGCGTTATGGCCAGCATGAAAGCCAAAGGGTACGACAACGGACACCCGATCATCCTGTGGGAAGGACATGACCTGACGGTCGTTGACGGGCACACCCGCCTGGCCGCCGCCCAGAAGCTTCTGTTCGCAAGAATCCCCGTGATCCTTAAGAAGTTCAAGGACGAAGCCGAAGCACTGGAATACGCCATCGAATCGCAGGTCAATCGCCGCAATCTGACCGATGCCGAGCTCCTCAACTGCCTGACGGAGCTCGACAAAAGGAAGAAAACGGGTCCGGCAAAGAGTTTAGCCTCACGTGAGGCTAAACTCGGAAAGAGCGCGGAACAGACTGCGGCGCTTCTCGGCGTGTCCCGCGCGAAAGTCGAGCGCCTCCGCACTGTCAGCGACCACGCAACGGACGAGATCAAAGACGCAGTCAAGGACGGGAAGCTCTCCCTCAACAAGGCGTACAAGGCGACAATGGACGCGCGACACGCGGAAGAGGATTCCAATGAAGCCGATTCCGATGACATCAAGGTCGACCGCCTGCTCGCCCTGGAAAACAGCTACTGCTGCGCCATTGCAGCACGGACCGACCGCGAGTTGAAGCAGTACCCTGATATCCGGTATTCCGCAAAGGAACTCGTCGCCCTCAGGAAAAAAATCGTCGAAAAGCTCGACGCCGAACTCAACAGATTCAAAGGAAACAACTGACTATGACAAACCGTAAAAACGATCGGACCGAATCCATCTTCACGGAAATGAATTACATCTCCACGCTCGTGAACACCGACAGCCTCCGCACGGCGGAGCCCTTCAAAAACCTCTTCCCGATCCGCGAAGACACCCTTGACAAAATCGCCGAGAGCATGAAACGGTACGGGTTCGACAGGGCTCATCCGATTGCCGTGTGGTCGGGACATAACCTAACGGTGGTCGACGGACACACCCGGCTCCTTGCTGCCATCAAGCTCGGCTTCCCGCAAGTCCCGGTTGTCCTCAAGGAATTCGCAAATGAAGACGAAGCTCTGAAATATGCCATTGGCTCTCAGAGAAACCGCCGCAACCTGACCGATGCCGAACTGATGAAATGCATCTCCGCGCTGGATCAGCGCAGGAAAGCCGGACGCCCCAGAAAGGGCGAAGCCACCTCCGGGAAAAGCGCAGAACAAACCGCAACGCTCCTTGGCACTTCGCGAGGGACGGTCGAGAAGATTCGCTCGATCATTGACCATGCGCCGGAGGAAATCAAGGAAGCCATCAGGTCCGGCAACCTCACCATCAACAAGGCGTATGTCATCACGATGGAGAAACGGAAGATCGGCAAATATCGGGATGAGGACGAACGCCGAGCCGCGTTTGCAGACGAACTGCAAAAGGGCCTCATCAAGGCTCTCCGCGACATCATCCTGGAACTCAAAAAGAAGTATCCCGGCGTCCTGCTGGCCGGAGAGCAAGCTGCGGAGGTGTTCAAAGTCGCCTGCGCAACGATCAAAACCGAGCTTGACAAGCTCACAATGGAAGGAAACGACTGACAATGAAAAAACAGAAAAAGATTCAGACCACCGCAGGTGAAGCCCCCGCGAACGACGCGGGGAACATCTCCGTCAGGCTCGTCAGCATCACTCCCGGCATGGCCGTCGATATGCTTCGGACGAACCCCGATTGCGACGACCTCGACGAGGAGAAAATCCAGGAGTTCGCCGGGAAGATGAAGTCCGGCCTCTGGAAGACGAATGGCACGACCATCGTCATCTCCGACGACGGCACGCTCCTCGACGGACGCCTCAGACTCTGGGCTGTCTTCGAGGCCGGTATCCCGGTCAGCTTCCTTGTCGCCGTCAATGTCGTCAGGGACAACTGAAAAAAATCCATATCCACAAGAAGGAACATACTATGGGAATGCTTAAAAACATTCAGACCGGACGCGAGAACAAGCCGCCTCGCATCATGGTATACGGTCAGGAAGGCGTGGGGAAATCGACCTTCGGAGCATCCGCTCCCGACCCCGTCTTCATCCAGACCGAGGACGGTCTCGGCGAGATCGACACCTGCAAGTTCCCGCTTGCTCAGAACGTCGGCGACGTCATCGCCGAGCTGACCGCCCTTCGCGATGAGGAACACAACTTCCGAACCGTCGTCATTGATTCGCTCGACTGGCTGGAACGCCTCATCTTCGACGAGGTGTGCAAGGAATTCGGCGTCCGTTCCATTGAAAAGGCGGATGGCGGGTACGGCAAGGGCTATGTGGATGCGCTCGTTCACTGGCGCAAAGTCATCGCTCTCCTCGATGAGCTTCGCAACAAGCGCGGCATGATGATAATTTTGCTCGCTCACGCCAAGGTCGAGCGTTTCGAAGACCCGGAGAACATCGCCTACGACCGCTACGCTCCCCGCCTGCACAAACATGCTGCAAGCCTCATCTCCGAGTGGGTCGACGCCGTGCTGTTCGCAGCGAAGCGCCTGCGTGTCTCCAAGGACGGCGACAGCCGCGCCATTGCGGCCCCCATCGGGGCTGACGGCGGCGAACGCATCCTCCGCACGAACGGAAGCCCGGCCTGCCTCGCAAAGAACCGTTTCAGCCTGCCGAACGAGATTCCGCTTCGCTGGGATGCCTTCCTCCAGGCGTATGGAAACTCCGTTGCGCCCGCAGTGGCAACGGCCTCATAAAGGAGATTCACCATGTCCGAACACATCTCCGTCGCGAAGCACAACCACTTCTGCGACTTCTGCGGCGGGCTGATCCCGAAAGGGACGAAGTGCAGGATCATCCACGATGACTTCATGCCGAAGCTCGTCTACTTCGAACACCTGCACTGCCCGCCTCCCAAAACCGCTGTCGTCAGCGCATCCATCCCGAAGAAACCGATCAAACCCAAATTCACGCCCGCTTTCTGCGCGTGCTGAACACAAAAATAAGGAAATCTTACCATGGCCATCATCAACTTCAACGCCAACGACGTCGAGCCCAGCAAAGCGTTCGACCCCATCCCCGCAGGGAAATACATCGCCGTCATCACGGACTCCGAGATGAAGGAAACCAGAGCCGGAACCGGACGCTACCTCCAGCTCGAATTCGAGATCACGGACGGCGAGTTCGCCGGACGCAAGCTCTGGTCCCGCCTGAACATCGAGAACCAGAACGCGGAAGCGGTCCGCATGGCCCGTGCCGACCTGTCCGCTATCTGCCGTGCCGTCAACGTCCTCACCCCGAACGATTCCATCGACCTCCACAACCTCCCGCTCGTCATCAAGGTCCACTGCCGGAAGGACAAGAACACCGGGGAGATCACCAACGACATCCGCGGATACGAACCCAAGGCGAACTACAGGCCGGAACCGAAGCAGGCTCCCGCTGCTCCGACGACCGCCCAGACCCCGCGCGTCCCCAGTAAACCGCCGTGGATGTGATGCCGGTCGAGCTCGAACTGCCGTTTCCGCCCTCGCTCAACCATTACTACAGGCACGTGGGGCCGAGAGTCCTCATCAGCCGTGATGGCCGGAAGTACCGGGAGAACGTGACGGCGGTAGCCCGGCGAACGGGGCATGCGACATTCAAATGCCCCGTTCAAGTAGAGCTCGACCTCTACCCGCCCGACAACCGCAGGAGAGACATCGACAACTCCCAGAAGAGTTTACTGGACGCGCTCACCTGCGCGGGCGTGTACGAGGACGACTCCCTTATCCACAAAATCACCGTCACCAAACGCGAACCGATGCCCCCGAACGGAATGGCATTCATAAGGATCATGGAATATGATCCATTACATCCGCAGGATTGAGCTGTGCGAGCCCGTCCGAACGAGGGTCAGAAGAAGGATGTTTTCACTTTTTTCGTAGACCAGAAGCCAGTCGGGATCAATATGGCATTCCCTCTTTCCCGTCCAGTTTCCCGTCAAGGCATGGTCGTGGCAGTTGTCCGGCAGAGGCGCATCGGTTCTGAGTTTTTCAACGATGTCAAGCAAGGCCTGGATATCCTTGCCCTGTTTCAACATCAGCTTGACGTCTTTTTTGAACTGCGTGGTACGCTTGATGACGTAGTTCATGAAAGCAGATCCTCGCGAAGCTCGTCAACGGTCTTGAACACCTTGCCAACGCCGGGCTTCTTGAGTTCCTCCGCTTCCCGAAGCGCGGCCTGAGATTCCGGGCTCAGCGGAGGGAGCGAGATATCAAAGGGAATGCGCTGTTCCATAACGATCTTTCTGAGGTACAGGTTGATTGCCGTCGACATCGACATGCCGACGTTTTCCAAAAACAGATCGACCTGTTTTTTCAGAACCGGATCGGTTCGGACACTGAAACTGACTGTTGTGGCTGCCATGATGCACCTCCTGTTGGTTCTTTGCTAAAAATATAGCGCAACTGTATCACATTGTCAAGCAGAATTGTTTGTTTTGACGCAAAAACAATCACAAATAGGAATTACAAAACATGAAAAAGATCGACCGCAGCAAACAAATTGAGGCCGTGCGGAACTTCTGCAAGGCTCTGCCGGATGGCAAAGAATTCACCATCTGCGTCCTGCTCATGAAAGGCATGCCGGAAAAGAAAATCCGCAGGCGCATGCACATGAAGATGGACGCCTGGGAAGAAATGAAGGAAACCATCGGCGAGGGACTGAAGAAGTCCGGCGTACAGCTGAGGGACTGACAATGGATTTGCGGCCCTAC